AGCTGCAACTTGCCTATATTGATATTTTATGTTGTCAAATACATGGTCATGCACATCACATTTTATTTCTTTAACAGAACCATCAAATACAAAGAAAGAGTTTTCACCCATCCATGATAAAAAATTACCAGAAGTAACTACTGTTCTTGGAGATGCAGCCTTACAGTTAGTACCAGCATCTTGGATGCCGTATATAAAAGGAGAACCTGTGTAATACATTCTTGCAATACCTGTGTCTGTAAAGATGATGACATCTGTTTGCCATTTAACTGCACTTAGTATTCTTCCGCCTGTTGGTATTTGTAAATCACCAGCTGTATTAGTTGCTGCGGCTGTCCAGGTTGTGCTTGCTTCTCTTGATGACCATTGTACCTTTCTTGGATCTCCACCTGCGCCCAAAGCTAAGACATGGCGTTCGTTGGTTACTAATACACCAGAACAACCAGTAGGAGAGTTGGTTAGTTGTGAGCCTATTGTTGCTGGTGAAGAGGGCGACCATTTGTAAATCTTGCCATCACTTGCACAACAAAAAAGTAAATCTTCTCCAAAATTATCAAATGACCAAGACTTAGAATCAAAGAATAAACCAGACTGTGATCTAGCATCACCATAATCTTCTACATTGTAATGGTAAGCACCATAACCAAGCGGATCGGTTGATGCATCTGTAACAAAGCCAGATGGTGTAATGTCGTACCAAATACCATCATGGTTAACAAAAATCTTTTGTCTTGTGCCAACGGCTAAAACCTTTTTACCAGAATTGGTAATGTAGGCAAACATACCTGTTGGAGTGCCTGTTAATGCTGTATTCCTGATTTTTTCCCACCCACCGATAGGGCGTAAGTAACCGTTTTGAAAACGCACTAAGTCGCTGTCAACCCAGCGACCTTTGTTGGCATAATCAGTTCCGTTAGTTACAACACCTGCGGGAGGCGTTACAGGCAGCAAGGCCATGTTATGAACTTAATGTTTTGGTTACAGATGTTGGTGTGATAAGTAATGCTATTTGTGCATCTAATGATGCCTTCATAGCTGTAACTGTATCAGCAGTTAATGCTGTTTCTACCCAGCCTTGCACATCAGCATTAGTAAGACTTGACCAGTTTTTAAAACTAGACAGATCATCTGTGCTAACAGCTTGTGAGCCGTATGACTCAGCAGTCCAGTTATTGCCATCGCTGTCTTTATTAGTGCCATCGGTAGCTGTTAATCTCCAATGTACGTTATAAACCACATTTGATTTACTGCTTTTTGTTGGGTATGTATCACAAGTTTTACAATCCCATTCGTAAGATATTGCCATTTTTATTCTCCTTTTAGTTTATTAATTTCAGATTGTAAGGCGTCAATCTGTGTTTGTTGTTCTTGTATAGCTTTAGTTAAAGCTGCAATAATTGGTCTATCTGTAAGTCCAATAAAAGTATTTTCAACTCCACTAGCATCTTCATTTGTATCTTCAACATAGGCTTCAGGTATTACATTTTCAACATCTTGTGCTACAAAACCTAATTTTTTAGGAGCATCATCTGCATCATCTAACATTCTGAATTTTTTTGGTTGTAGTTGCATTACTTCAGCTAAACCTACAGTTGAATCTTCAAAATCTTTCTTTTTATTTACATCTGAAAGTGCAGTATATGCACCTGATGAACGATTAATACTAACTATGTTTGCACCATCACTATACAAAGAATGAACCGAAGTTCCAGTTGAGTACCAGCCACCCCAGCCAGTTTGTCCAGCTATTGTTATACCACTTCTGTTTTCCCAAAAATATCCTGCTATCGAACCTCTACTTAAAATATCAGAATTCACTTGCATGTTAACACCAGCACTAGCTGCTGAAACTGCTGTTGCGTTTATCATCAACCTGCCTGAAGAATCAATACGCATTCTTTCTGCATTATTAGTACCAAATCTTAAATTACCATTTGATACATTCCATAATAAACTATCATTAACACTTCTAGCTAAATACATTCTTGAAGTACCACTAGTACCACCCAAATAAATTTGTGCATCTCCACCCGAATTATTTACAACAACCGAACCATCACTAGCAATACGCATTCTTTCTGAGCCATCAGTTAAAAAGTTCATTGTTGTTGAACCTACAGCATTGCCTTGGTCAGCACTTATAATCATAGCTCCATTATTATTTTGGACTAAATGATAATGTCCTGAAGTAGAACCATCTAATTGTAATATACTACCTGTTCCACCTTGTCCTAAATTAAGAGTAGTATAGTTGCTGTAATTAGCAGGACTACTCGTTCCAATTCCAACACCTGTTGATGTAACTCTCATTCTTTCTGATAAAGTGCCACCACTATCTTTTGCACCTATAGCTAAATAACCACCTGAAGATTGTCCTGCATATAATTGAACTGAAGCTGCGACAGAATTAGCTTCAAAATTAATAAAGCTATTAGTTCCATCAGCAGCATAAGTTAATCCTACAGCTGTTGTAGGTTCAACAGTTAATCCTGTTAGAGTACCAACACTTGTAATATTAGGTTGTGCTGCTGTTGCTAAAGTTGCTACTAAAGTACCAGTAACAGTTGCACCACTACTTGTTGTAGCAAACTTAACAGCATCATCATAATATAATCCAACCGCACCATTATCTAAAAAATATGCTTTGGTTTCTGTGTCTGCGCCGTTTTTAATATATAAATCATTAGATGCTATTCTAAGATCTCCAGTACCGCCATCTTTAATATAGCTATTACTTCCATCGTGATAAATCTCTAAATCATCGCCAGTTCCAAAGATAGCTTTTGCATTATCATCAAAGTTTGCTGAAGCAAATTTGACATTGACTGCTGTACCAGCAACTGCAAAGATTGCATCAAGAGCATCTAAGTCTGCATTAATTTTTGTTCCCCAGGTATCGGTTGATGCTCCTACTTCTGGTTTAGTTAAGTTTAAATTAGTTGTAAATGTATCTGCCATAATTAATTCCTATTTATGCTGCTATGTCAGTCCAATCTGTACTTGTTGCGGACTGATCTGTCCAAGTTGTTGTAGCGGGTGTTTGATTCGTATAGTCAGTTGTTGCTACAGTCTGGTCATTCCATTTTAAACCACCTAACGCAGAAAAACCACTTGTTTGTGCAATAGTAGATGCGCCAGAAATTTTAAGACCACCAAGACCTGTCATAGCACTTTCTTGTGCAATCGTAGCAGAACCACTTAAAACCATCTCTGGTGTAGCTGTGATTGCCGATGTTTGGTCAATAGATGCTTGGCCTAAAGCTATACGCACACCAGCTGCGGTAAAGGCTGTTGTTTGGTCAATAGATGAAACGCCATCAAGAACAATTACCCCTGTAGCCGTTACACCAGATGTTTGGTCTATAGATGCTGCGCCAAGTTTTACAACTTCGCCTGTTGCAGCAAATGCAGAAGTTTGTGCAATAGTTGCTTCACCTTTATCAATCTGCCTTCCTGTAGCAGCAAAACCAGATGTTTGATCTATGGATGCAGAGCCTAGTTTAACAACCTCTGCGGTTGCAGTTACACCACTCGTTTGAGCAATCGTAGCTGATCCTACTAATACTACAGTACCAGCAGATGTAAATGCAGAAGTTTGGTCAATGGATGCAACTGCCTTTAGTGTAAGGCTACCAGCTGCACTTAGACCAGATGTTTGAGCTATGGTTGCGGATGCAAACTCGTATTCAGGAGTACCGTAATCGGCTATCCCGTAATTAAGTTGACCATAGCCAATCGTGGCCATGCTATTACGCTAGAGTAATATCTAAATCGCCAGCATCAAATCTAAATACATCTCCACTTGCAACAGTTTTAGATGCAGTTAGTGCTGCCCAACCTAATAGATTACCACTAGTAGCAGCATCAAATACTCCACAATGCGTTACAGTTCCCCATGGGCCAGTAGCAGTTACAAATTCAACTGCTGCTCCGTTGGTTGCTTGTGTAGGTGAAGTTCCACTTACTGTCATGTCAGGCATACTCTTACGAGCATAAGAGCCACCAGAACATTCAGTACCGCCACCTGTATCAGATGGTGCTGCTGTAAATAATCCAACATATAAAGTTGATGGTGCAGTATAAGCAGTACCACCAAACACATGAAGTAATACTTTGTTTTCTAAATAATCTGTAAATCCAGCCATTCTATTCTCCTATATTAATTACCGTAGTAATAATTTCTTTTTTGTTTTTTTCCGTAGGTTCTTCTTCTCATCATGAGAGATCCCTTACCAAATGCAGATTTTTCTTGTTCTAATCGCATTTCTTCCAACGCTTTTTCAAATTGTTGAGTAAACATTGGTATTCTTTCATCTTCCATTAAATAAATAGAAGCGTGTTTTAATGCACCATATAAATACACATCTGGATGTGATGCAGATACAAAGTTACTCTCCT